TGACTTCTCTCCTTATTCTTTATTATCTGATTATACACAGAAATAATTATTATTTCATTTATTTTTTATAATTTATTAAACAAACATGTTATAACCACTTTAAAACACATAATCCGTATACTTATTATACGTGAAGTTTATAAGAACACTTTTAGAATTGTTAGATATAATTAAAATAAAAAAAGACAAGTATCAAAATACTTATCTTTTGCTTATTATCTAAACTTAGAGAGAAAAGTTTAATCTACTTCTGACTAAATTATATCATACTTTTTACATAAGATTCAAATAAAAAAGAAGAGAACCAAAATACTCAACTATATTTATAAAAAAGTAACTAGGCGTTATAAAAAGCTAAACTTACCAAAACTACTCATTCGATTGCCTGCTTTGTCTACCTCTCCTGTGGCAATATAACGACGTTGTCCACTATTGGCTATATAAGTAATCCATCTATAGCCATTGATACAATATGCACCGTCATACTTGATTGTAGTGTTATTAGGTAATATACCTGTGATTCTTGAATTGGTTGAATAACCTTCTCTTACATTATTACCTTTAACATTAGCCACCGTGTAATTGCCTTGTTCTTTTTTGTATGGTACACCATTGCTATCTAACGTATAACCTGCTGGCACTGGTGGATTTTTTTCGTTTTTAACTGGTGTTTTAACCTTACTAGCTACCACACCACCAATAGGCTTACCATGAATCGCACCGGCTATTAATTTAGAATACAAGTCATAATTTTTCTTAATCCAATCCATATCTTTTTTATTAGTAATAAAACCTAATTCAGATAAGCGATAATTGATATTTATTTCAGCTGATACATTAACATTTAATAAATCATTACGAGGTGTAACACCTCTGATTTGTCCTAAATTATTTTTAATAACATCTTGTATACTATTATCAATTGTATCTGCATTGAATTGACTTGAGATAATAACATGCCCGCCACTTGCGCTTTCTCCTGCTGCATCTAAATGTATCTCTAGTACAATATCGTACCCCTGTGATTTAACCCAATATAAGCCATAGTCTTTTTTATTACCTACATTAACACCGTATGCAGTATCTTGATACATGTCTTGTGATTGACTCGAACCACCATATAATGCAACTTCATGACCTGCATGTCTTAAATACTTAGCGATATTAGGCGTTATATATTTACGGATAAAATCGCGTTCGTTTGTTCCATTTCCTACTGCTCCGGAATCGTTATAACCATGACCAGATACAAGCATAATTTTTTTAGGTTTAATTACCGCCTCTTTCTTTGTGGTCACTTGCTTGATAATACCTTTAGCTTTATCGCCAACGCTTAAACTATTAGGGAAGTTTAATCTAATAAAATACATTGGATTATCATAATAATGAACATGCCTTGTCACAGTTTCAGGACCCCAACCTGGTTGCGCAACACCATTGGTCCAACCTTTACCGTTCCAGTTTTGACCAAATGATGTGAAAGTATTTAAATTTGCACTCTCAACAATTTCAACATGTCCAGCTCCGCCTCCATACTTCGACGGAAAAACAACAATGTCCAACTTTTGTGGTAAAAAACTGTCATAGTTTTTAATTATTTGACCATATTTTTCAATCTTCGTTTTATTATCAAACGGGATATTATAAGCATATAAACCTTGTAACCTTTCACCTGTCGCTAACATAAAGAACATATTGGCGTAATCATAACACTGAAATCCATACCAACCATCTAGGTTAAATTGTTTCCCTAATGAATTGTCAAACCATTTTTCTGCTTGATTTTTTGTCATTAACATAAATCATCACCTACCCTAAATCATTTGTATCGTTCATATTTGTAGGTGCTATTACTTCTTTGACAGGTGCTTGACCTGTTGCTTTTCTATATTTACTTTCAGCTTTATATTTCTTTAATTTTTGATTCGCCCAACGTCCTTCTTGTGATGTTGGATTGTCTTTATACGTAGTGTATAAAGCAATAACTGTTAAGATAATCGATGAAACACTTTCTTCATCTACTGGTATCGGACTTATACCTTTATTCGCTAAAAACTGATTGACTAATGCTAAAATTAATACAATATATCTTGTTATTACTTTTGCTTCCATTTGTTTACTCCTTTTATCCAAAATAAAAAGACGACTAATAAGCCGTCTATTTGATATTTATATTATGATGTGTTAATTTATATATAGAAAAAGGGCAACATGCGGAAACATGTCACCCTAGTGAGCCCGTTAAAAAGACGGTGACCTCTTTTATATGATTAATAAATAACCATCAAAGCCTGTCAAAGTTGAGATGGTTATTTTTTGTGATTTAATTTAACAATTGCGATGACTAAACCAAGTAAAGTAACGATAAACATACCGAAACTAAACATCAAATTTAGTGCATCCACAATAGATACCACAAAGGCGTCTCCTTTCTAAAGATTTCAGTAATGCCACCATAGGCACCACCTCCTTATACTCAGATAGCCACCATCTATCCAACTTGCTCACTTTTGTATATTACCACAATTGTAATCAAAATAAAAAGTCAGTGCCGGAGCACTGACTCTTAACTATTACTTACACTTACCAAACCAGAAACACGCCCAAAAACTATAACCTAAAATCCCTTTAAGCATGGTAATCACCTCCTTTAAATACCAAATATTGTTTTTAATATTGCTATAACAAACGTACTTAGTATCGTCCCTATTAATCCTAATATCCACATCTTGATGTCTCTGATATTTTTAGCATTTTTCTCTTTATTTTTTTCATCTTCTTCTTTGTCACGCCTTAGTTCTTCGAAATTTCTATCTAACTTGTCATAAATTTTTTCTTGCGTTCTCAGACTATCCTCTATTCTGTCAAATTTTTCGAACATAGTCTTGTCATTTTCTTCCAAACGCGTCAAACGCCAATCTTGTTCGTGTCGTTTGGTAAATCCAAACATTACACCACCCACTTTATTCAAATTAAAAAGCCATAAGCTTTTAACCTATGACTCTAGATTTTCTGGATACTTCTCTCCTGTAATAATTGCATATTCCTCTTTATCTATAACTTCCATATCTACATACCACGCTATATCTTCTTTACTATATTCTTTCAATTGATACCATGTTTTAATATCTTCGAATGTTGGTGAAATTAATTTAAGCATTTTCAGCCTCTCCTTTAACCTCTTCTAATTTTTTATTAAATGCCACAAGTTGTTTTGCCATTAATGCATTTTGCTTATTAACTTGCATCGATAACTTTGTACTTTGAACAACTTGTTTCTGCATGCTCGCAACCATTTTTCTTAAGATATAATCAGAAGCGACTGTACTATGTTCTTCACTATCACCCTGTTGATAGAAGTCATCTTTTTCTTCTGAATAATTTTCATTAAAAACTATTTCCCCATTTGAATATTTAAAAGCTTTAGGTCTAAAAACTTGAGAGAAATTTTCTGGTAGATTTTCAATATCAATGCCTTCTTCAAAGCCCCCAATGATAGCGTATGAAATAATCTCATTACGCTTATTAACTAATATTTGCATTATTTTCTCACTCCTATAATTTTGTTAATTGTTCCTCTATTTGCGTTTGCTCCAGAACCTCTTTGACTTCCTAAGTCAAAATAAACATCGTTCGATATCGTTAAAGATGTACGACTAGATTTAGTTAATCCAAACTCATAAAAACCTCCACCGTTACCGTCATTATCTGGTAGATTTGCAGGGCTCAATGAAATCTTTCCACCTCCAAAAGGGTTACCAAACTCTGTAAAGTCTCCCCCTGGAAAAGTTCCATAAAAAATTAACAAAATAAATTGATCTAAGCTCTCATTAAGGTATAATGTGGAACCAACACCATTTGCCGTCCCATCAAAAATAACCGAATACCTTTTATTAAACTTGTCATCTGCATATAATTTGGCGTTGCTTTCAGCCATATTAGCTTTTGTTTGTGCATTTTGGACTGTTTCAAACGGTGTGTTGTAATCATTAATAGCTAATTCTGACCACTCAGACCAAGAACCCGCTTCTTTTCTTTTAACAAATACTTTATTTGTGCCATTTGGACGGTAAGTCATACGTTTGTAGTCTGAAGTTACAACTAAATATTCGACAGTACCATTAGTGCTTACACCTCTAGGATAATTTATAGCTTGCGAAACATAAATAAATTGGGTTGAATCACCTATTCTTTGTTCTGGATTATTAAAATCAAATCCAGTAATCTGCATTATCTTACCATCATCTTTAGTAATCTTAGCTTTTTGCCAATTTGATGTTGAACCACTTGTGACTAAACCACCGCTATTTACCGATTGCTTGAAAGCCTCATGTTTCTCATCCATATATCGCTTTTGCTCATCAAATGTTCTTGAATAAGACTGAGCTTTATTTTCCAAATCGGTTATACGACTATTAGCATGTTGCTTTAATTCATCTATACTAGAAGATTTTGCTATTTGAATATCTGACAGACCTTTTTCTTTAGCTTTTTCAATCAGACTCGCATAATCTTCACCATTTTTTATAGCCTCGTCCATTGCTTTCACGCGATCCATAATAGTTTTTTCTAATTCTTGAAACTCAACAATATAGTGTAGTTTTGTTTCAGAGGGTATCTTGCTAAACAAACTTTTTTCAACGTTAAATGTGATAGTTCTCTCGACAACTACCACATCTGAATTACCTAATTCTGCAACTGAAACTTGAGCTTGATAACTTCCATCTCGTTTAATTACATCATTAGGTATTTGAAATTTTAATATACCTTTAAATGAATCTAATATTTCTAGTGGAGCAACTACCATGACTCCTTTACCTCGAATCGCTATTCGTGCTTTTATATTTTCTTCACTCAATAATAACGGTTGATTATTTTTACTGATATTAAAAAGAAGAACAGAAGAATCACTCTCTCCTGTTCTAAAAGTTATATCTAGATTTGAAATATTTTCATAATGCGCTGTGTTCTCTAAATTAATATTTACAGATTTCTCTAAATTACTCATTAACTTATAATTCTCCCTTCGTGTAAAGTCCATGGCCCTGAACTTGTTTTACTATCATAGTTCTTCAACAGAATTTCACAAGATGCTGTAACACTATTACGAACTAGCCTATGAACAAAACCACCTGTGTTTGAAGCTTCTACATATAAGTTCCAACCAGCTACCCCTTTACGTTCAGTTGGAAAATCTGTAAAACGTTTTGTATCATCCGTAGTTAAATAAAACGACATACCTACTATGTTAATATCTGACATTTTTGTGATGAATGAAGGTACTCTCTCCCATTTCCCACTATTTTTAGGCACATAATTCCAATCCGAAATGTCTCCAGTTCTTCCAGAAAGCACCCTTTCAAAAGTCATCATGTTTCTTGCATAACTATTACGCGTTAATATCTGAATAACATCTCCACCAGTTTGTGGTGGTTTTACTTCTAAGAACCAACCTGCATCGCGCCATTCTCTCGGTAGTGGGAAGTCGTCAATTTGAACTGTATGATCTGTGTATAAATAGTAAAGACCTGGCTCTGTTAACATTCCAAGATTTGTTAGTTTATCAGGCCTCATTGGTAAAGGTTTAACTCTACCACCTGTGTCACTCATGATAAAAGGAACGCCTCTTGAGTGAAGTATTTCTAAAATACCTCTTTGCCCAATCATGAAAATACGATGTGTTCTATTTCCATCACCACCGACAGTAACACCTAGCATCAAAGCTTTTTTACCACTATCTTTGTCATAGTATATTTGCAAACCTTCTGCTTCCGCAAATTCGCCAGGAAATGAATCTAGTGTTCCACCATAGTCAGCATTAACCTGATACGCTTCTTCTCCTGTTTCTAAATCGAAAGCCGTTAAATAGTTTCTATTATTTGGATTACTGTCTCCTGTATACCAATACAAATATTTTTCATCAAAAGTCACACCCTGCATTGGTTGGGTTTCGTTTGTTAGTCTCATAGGGATACTGATTTTATGCAAAACTTTATCAATATTTTTATCAACATCGTCTAAACTTCTTATCTCTATATAATTCATAGAGTTTTCAAGTTCCCACTGACTTCTAGGTCTCTCAATTCTGTATAGAATTTTATTTTCTTTTTCATTTATGACAGGGGTGATGTAGGGTTTTTCTGGGTGTCCTGTAAATACATCTTGCATACCATACTTGCCATAGCTAATTTCCACATTAGGCGTATACTTGAAACGAACTAATGTATTCTCATTATTACCATTTAAGATAAAACTATAAATCCATAACTCATCATCAATATATCTATAACCGTTATGTGTACCATGACCCCCACCTACAATCAATGAGCTGTCTATAAATTGACCATTAGGTCTTAAACGGCTTAGCGTATAGCCATTATTTCTAGCTTGTGTCATGTATACTATGCCTGTTCTATTATCAAACCAGAAGGATTGCATCACTGCATTTGTAAGTGGTGCAAGTTCTGTTACAAATAAAAATTCTTGCTTATCAGGTTCAAAACGGTACTCGATATCAAGAATTTGTTGTTTAGCCTTATTTAGTTCTCTTATGGTTTCTTCTTTATTATTTTGAGTTTTGGTTTCCCAATCGTCTAAATGTTCTTTTAATGTATCAAAGGTTTCTCCATTTACATTAACTCGAGCTTGAACAATCTCATTAGCACTGTTATTACGTGGTGCCACAACAAGTGCGTTAATTTGACTTTGTATAGATTTGTTTACTGCTGCTTGCGATCTACCATTATAATAAATTTGCTCAGCGAAGTGTTGAATTGTTTTAGCTTTCTGATGCAACTTAAACTCTGTTGTCAAGCCAAGCGCAAATTGCTCTATTCTTTGTAAGTTTTGTATTTCCTTAGCTCTATAATCTCGACCTGCTAAAGCTCCCAAATCCTTTATTAAATACAAATTTTCCATAATGCACCTTCCTTTCTAATAAAATAGCACTGTACCAAGTTTCCCACTATCGTCAACTGTTATTTTCCACAATTTACCGTTTGGGGATTTCTGTACAATGCTATTTTGAATAATTCCTGCTTCGCCTATTTTTAAATTATCTAATTTATTTTTATCATCTACCGAAATGATACCGTCTTGAGGCAATCCATCAATATCACTACTGCCTGCATAAGGTATCCCATTTATAGCTTTCCAATGTGTAGCTGGAAAGTACTGTTTATCGTTTTCAAGTAGCGCTTTGATTTTAACTTCTTCTGTTGCCATTATATTAATACGCTCCCTATATCCATTGTCTCGAAAGGAGAATTCAAAGTACTAGTGTATAAATGATTTATACGATTTGCTTGATAGTTATATCTATTATCTTGTGCAATAACTCGTCTGTTAAGTGCTTGTTGAATTTGTACCATATCTTTTATTTCATTGCTGAAAGACACTTCATCTATTGCGTTTACAAATGGATGTGACCTATCAAGTTTAACAACCTTTAATTCAGTGTTATATCCCATTAATTCATGAACAAAAAATACGCTATCTCTTGGCTCTATTTTTTCATAACCTATATAATTAACATCTAATTCAGTCTTAGGCGTATCATTTATTTGCTTTTTTGCAAATTCTAACAGCTTATCCTGTGTTTCGATATCTTCATTTGTTTGCGTATTAGCATATCGAATCCCAAACTGCTTTGCACTATCTGCGACGTAGTCGACAATTGCTTTGTATTGATTGCGACCTGAATTATCAGCAATTAAATTTAAGACTGTTGATTTTTCAGTTCCAACATACATACAAGGCTTAGCTTTTTTATTTGAAGATATATCAATTCTATTTTTGGGGTCTTCTCCTAAAAATATCATTTCTAAAACGTGCTTGCCTTTATCAATATTTTTTATTAAATCTATTGTTTCAGACTGAACCGACTTAGCAAAACAAGAAATTTGCTTAATTTGCTTGCCGTCTAAAATCAACTTATATATTCCACCTTGAGAGCCCTTTTTTATTGTAAATCTAACTGTTTCATTACCATACTTGCAATCAAAGTTAATAGTAGCTTTAGACCCAATTGTTTCGGTACGATAAGTACCTTCTTTTATAAAACCATTTGAATATTTAATGTCAGTTGTTCTAATAGGATTATAATTTTTCTTTTCCTCAGCTGTATACTTTTTTCCAAAAACTTTTATAGCTGTTCTTAATTCCAATGTACTGACAGTTGCAGATACAGTATCAGTATTATATTGATATCGAATCACTTTCTCGCTTCTTTGATAAAATGTTTCAGGAGAATAAAAACCAATCTCTGTATCATTTGGGTAAATTATACAGCCAAACAGGTCTACCGCTTCTTTACAGTATTCTAAGCCGTTTTTGTTACCTAATTCATCAATTGGTATTTTTCTTTTAAAATCTCCAATTATTTTATAGGTCATTTTGACCGAAGTTTTTTGATTTGCAAATCCATATCTTAAATACTCATCTAAAGAGTATTCTGGCATTTTACCAGTTTCGCTACTGTCGTCATCAAGCTTATTTGATTCCACTGAGTGATTTTGAAATTCATACATTATGTGATATGCCGTAACTTCAATAAAAACTTTATCACCTTCAAGCTTTGGCGCTGTCTGCTTAATTGTGTATTTTTCACCATGATAAATTATGAAGTTTTCACAAATCAATAAATCAAAAACAAAACTATTATGAGTAGTTCTATACACTGTAAAGGTGATATACCTAGCTTCATTCAGTTCATAATATTCTTTAAAAGAACCGTAATCTACATCTAGTAAATTTTCACAAATCAGTTCATTAAAATCCATTACTGATAAATGATCATGATAATCCATTAAATCACCTACCTATAAATAAAAGGAAACTTAAATGTAGTTTTAATATCACTGACGTCTCCTTTAATCTTAAATTCATTTTTACCTGGCGCTAATGTTATAATGCCCCTATTTGTATCAATTCCCACTCTATTTATATCTCGATATGCATACACACCATCTAAAACAAAATCAGTGTTTTTATCTATACTTTTATTGTACTTAAAAATATCACCTGTTGTATAGTTAACCAGTTCAAATCCTCCACTCGCATTTAAATTAATTAATATTTTCAAATCGTGCTTGAATCGTGGATTTATCGTATCAGTAGAACCGTTCCAAATAGTAAATTGATTTGATGTATGAGTATATTTAGGTGTGAAATCAAGAGGAATTCCATTTTCAAACATCCAATTAGAGTCGAATAAGAACTCGCTATCGGTCCAATTAACTGATTCAGAATACCCTTTATAAACATTTAAACTTACTTCAATTTCAGTTGAAGACCCATCTTTTAAATTAGATGTAACATTAGCTGTATTCACTGCGTATTTAACGCCAGGCATTTGAGAAGTAATAACATAATAAGGATGTCTACGATTAAATACAGATCTAAACCAATGCTCAAATAAATTTAAATCTATAACATCTATACCATCATAGCCAAACCTTAATACTAATGAAAAAGGCGCAAAACTAATTGCGCCCGGTAAAATACCATCTACTCCGTTAATAGTTACACTATTATCATTGGTGTTAGGACTTTCAGCCCTTGCATCTAAAAATATAAGTTGATTAAAATCTGTTATTACTTCTTCCTTGTAACCATCTATGATTTTTACAAAAGATTGCATTAATTAGTCAAACCTCCCATATAATTATTTGCATTTACTCTATGTCCACTTTGTTTTGACAATACCTTTTCTAAATCTCTAATTGCATCACTAGAGCTTAAGTTATTATCCTGAGAAGAAACAGTTTGAATCAATGCATCTGTTAATTTATTTCCTTTATCCGTTAGCATAACAATTTGTTTCAACAATTTTTCAACCGTAGAAGTATCATTATTTACAGTGATGTTATTTTGCTTGCCATCCATACCGATGATGCGCATAACCTGTTCAGTTAATTGCATTGCTCTTTTACGTCTTGTCAATGGAATAACCATTTCTGGTTTATCTCCTTCTCCCACTTCAGCGATTTGATGTTTAGTTATAAGACCTCCATTCGCATAGGCATAATCTCCCGCGCGTTTAAAGCCTCCCCAACCGTACTTAGCAACAATGTATTTCATTGCTGAAATCGCCTCATCAGTAGGATTATAAATATTTCCATGTCCTGGCTTAGCAAAAGCTCTAAATGAAGGTTCAATCATTTGGAACATACCTTTAGACGGTGTACCTGCTCTTGCGTTGGAATCCCAGTTGTTAATAACATCTGCCTGATAGTTACTTTCACGCTTGGCTACTCTTAACATCTGAGTAGTGATATAGTCAGATCTATATCGTCCACCTAAAATTGATTGTGCTCTGAGAATAGCTCTTTTTGCATTCTCGTATCCGCTTCCGCCAACCTTGCCACCGCCACCTTTAAGTGACTTCAACCATTTCATAGGATCTACTGCTGTATCATTACCTGGATGTGAACCTCTCATCAATTGGAAATGTAAGTGTGCTCCTCTAACGAAATTACCTGTAGCACCGGATTTCCCTATCAGTTGACCAGCTTTAATACGTTGGCCTTGTCTTGCTAATTGCTTAGATAAATGCATATACCAATTCCATTCGTTAGCACCGGTCTTAATTTGTATAGAATTACCGCCACCGTAATCAGTCCATACTTTATCAGCTATACCGCCTTTAACAGCATAAATGTTCGTTCCAGTAGGCATTTGAAAGTCGATACCATAGTGACGACCTCCATTAAAGTTAAGTCCACCTGTGTAGCTCCCAAACCTTTGCCAAATTGGATGGTCAAATAGATAGCTCCCATCGCCTCCGCCACCAAAATCTTCAAACCACGATTTTACTTTGTCTACTAATTTCTTTTTGAGTAATGAATACGCGCCTTTAGCAATTTTTACTGTAGCGTTAGCTCCGCCTCCAAAATTAATATTTAAACCTGACATTACTTTATTTACTAGTTTCCCTGGATGTTGTACGTAATCCCATACATCGCCGATTTTATCACCTAACCAAGATGCACCATCTTTGATTTTATCGCCTGCCGCTTCAACCATTTCTTCTGCACCTTTTTTGATATTATGAGCTGTGTTTTTAGCTTTAGAACCGAAGTCCCCTGCTTTTTTACCAAGATTTTCAGTAACTTGTTCCATCCATTTTTTCTTTTTCGTACCACCATGGAATTTTGGTAAAACACCCATCCGCTGTAACTTTAGAGTGTCATTGGCATTTATTACACTATCTCCAACTCCTAGTGGAACAACCACATCTCGTCCTTGGGGTGCATGGAATGTTCCATCAGCTCTATGAATTACTTCTTGAACACCTCCGCCTGGGGCATTTCCAGAACCTCTATCATTTAATACAGCAAATGTCGGTTGCGTTAATGATCCAGAATTATCGGTAGCTACACCTTTTCCTGCTAAAGTACCAGTAGACAATGTAGGTATTGGCTTGATGAGATTTTTATCAGTAATGGCTTTAGATATTTTATTAATACCGCCAATCATGCTATTCAAACCGCCAATAGCTTTATTAGCAACATTTTTACCTAAATCAGCCGCAGCTCTTCCCATGTCTTTACCAATATCTCTAATCCAATCATATGTTTTTGATAGCCATTTTCTAAAACCATTAAATACTGATTTAGCGTTAGACCATGCCGAACTTGAAATTGCATCAAAACGATCGTGGGCTCTTGAATACATATCCCCAGTCCAACTTTTTAAAGATTTGTATGAGCTACTAAACCATTTCGATGTTCCTTTCCAAACGGATTTTGCATTCGACCATGCTGTACTAGAAATATTATCCCATTTCGAGCGCGATTTATTAGCCATATCCGTTAGCCAGCCCTTTGCACTTTTATATGCATTGCTAAACCATTTTGATGTACCTCTCCAAATAGATTTTGAATGCGCCCAAGCTTTATCTGAGGCATCTGAATACTTTTGCTTAGTTTGATTGTAAATACTTCCTGTTGTCGACTTAACAGATTGCCAAGCTTTTCCAAACCATTTACCAGTACTATTAGCTATAGCCTTAGTGTGATATCCTACAGAACTTTTGGCTGAGTTCCAACCTGAACTTAATTTGCTTGGAATTCCTTTGATTCCACTCCACATTTTTTTCATTTCGCCGCCAAAATGATTAGCATTTCTGCCCATTTTACTAAAGGCTTCACCAGTTTTAGTTTTTACGCCGTCCCAAGCATTTCCAAACCATTTCTTTATATTTTCTCTGTTTCTACGAGCTGTTTCTTCTTGTTCTTTAGCGTACTTATCACTTTTCTTCTTTTGGTCTTCTCTGAAGTTAGACCACCAACTTTTAAGGCCATTCCACCACTTTTCAGTATTTTTATATACACGGCCACTGGATAAATCCATCTCTTTGTCAATATCTTTATTTTGCTTTTTAACAACGTCTACTACAGCATCTTTTTTAGATTTTGCTTTTCTTACTTCATCCTTATGTCTTTGATCAGCAATAGCTAACAATTTATCTTTTTCAGACTTAGAAAGGTTGACATTATTTTTTATAGCAATGACATCATCTTCATATTGCTTGTCTACTTCTTTTTTTCTTGCTTTTCTTGCTTTTTCTGCTTCTTTAATTGCTTTGCTCGCTTCGTCTATTGAATAAGCATTTCTGTTTCTTTGCATTCTTACTAAAATACGCTCTTGCTCTTTTTCAGTCTTACTCAGTTCTTTAACAGTGATGTCACGTCTTTGATTTTCAAGATTTTCAATTTCTTTTCTTTCATTTTCTGAAATTTGACCATCACTTAAAGCTTTTTCTTTCAATTCTTTGATTTTCTGATTGAGTTCTTGCTCTTTTTTAATTCGCAAATCATTTTTTTCTTTAGTTCGAGTTAAAATGTTTTGCTTTTCTTGTTCATCGAATGCACTATACTTATCAATAAGTTCTTGAGTTTTTTCGAGTTCCTTTTTATTTCTTTTTTCTATTTCAGCTATAAGGTTATTAGATAAATCCGTTTCAATTTTCAAAAGTTTTTTTGCTTTGTCTTCTGTTATTTGACCCGAGTTCAAACGTACTTTTTCCATGATTCTGTTGTTTTCTTCAGAATAGTGTACGTATTTTTCTAAAGCTTTTTCTGTTTCTTTTGAAACACCTTTCCCTAACACTTTTACAGTATCAGATGCTTTTTTTGAAGCTGTGCCCATGGTTTGCATAAATCCTTTAAACTTGTTGACTCCTACTTTCAGAAGGTCATCATCACTTAATGATTTATAGCCATCTTTCATATCTTTTGAAAATTTTTCTTTGAAACTTCTCCCTATACTTCCGAGATAATTTTTAAACTCTCCGAGCTTTCTAACAGCACCGCCGATGATTTTGCCACCAAAAAACTTTATAGTTTCTCCTAAACCGTTAATACCTTTTCTGAACCATTCCACATGATCATATGCGGTCTTAAAAACTTTATAAGCAATTGTAATAGCAGTTATTGTTGCACCAATAGGACCTGTTATAAAACGTAAAGCTATTCCTAAACCTCTAGCTCCACCACTAAAGGCAAAAACACTTTTAGAAGCTAATCCAATTCCTTTCCCTAAAAGTTTAAAAGGCAAGATTGCTAGATTTGCAGTATTTTTCAAAACATTTATAGGCTTTAAATTAAACAACATAGCTCCTGCTAATCCTTTAAAGCCTTTTGACGTTTTTCCGGTAGTAGTACCAAGAAATAAAGTTTGAAGACCTAAAGATTTCATTGCTTTTGAATTGGTATTAGAAAGTATTGTATTTTCAGCAATGCGTCTATTTAATGATGCATATCCTTTAGCCGCGCTCCCAACTGCACGTATTAATAAGCCACCAGCAAGAACAGCAGGGCCAATAGATGCACCAAATATTGCTAAGCCTACCGAAGCCTTTCTAACCCAACCAGGAAGATGTGTAAATCCATCAACTAATTTTGTTAATCCTTCCGCACCTGCTCTAATCATAGGCGTTAAATCTTTACCAACTTCAATTGCTAACGATTCAAAAGCGCCACCTAATTGTTCCAGAGCACCTTTGAGGTTATCTTTCATCAAATCAGCTGCTTTTTTACTTTCACCATTAGAGTTCTTCAATGATTTGCTATAGCTATTAATTTTATCTGGACCTGCTTCAATCAAGGCTAAAAATCCACTTGCTGCTTCAGTACCAACTATTGTAGCCACTGTAGCTAGTTTTTGTTCTCTCGTCATGCCTTTCATGTTATCTTGGAACTGTCTAATCAATTCGCCCATTCCAACAAACTCACCTTTAGCATCAGACAAATGAATACCTAATTTTTTCATTTCCTTAGCTGTACTTTTACTTGGATTAGCTAGCCTAATAAACGAAGCTCTTAAGGCAGTACCTGCTTGAGACCCCTCTAAACCTGAGTTAGATAAAACTTCAATTGCTGCAGAAGTGTCCTCTATTGAAACTCCTAATGCTTTTGCTGGGGTACCTGCATATTTTAATGCATCTCCCATATATTGAATATCTGCAGCACTGTCATTAGCTGATCTCGCAAGTAAATCAGCAACATGGTTTGCATCAGATGCTTTTAAACCGAAAGAATTAATTGCTGATGCCATTACAGTTGCAGTTGTAGCCATTTCTGCACCACTTGCTTCTGCTGCACTGATAACACCCGGCATAGCCTCCATTGTTTGTTTGGCATTAAAGCCTAAAGCTGCCAATTCTTCCATACCTTTAGCAACTTCGTTAGCACTTTTACTTGTTTTAGCTCCTAAGTCAACTGCTTGATTAGACATGCTTTTTAAGTCTTTACTGCTTGCTTGCGCAATCGCTCCAACTCGAGACATTTGCCCTTCAAAGTCTGCACTCGTTTTTAATGCTGCACCTAACCCTAAAGTAATCGGTGTAGATACGCCCATCGTCATTGTACGTCCCAGGGAAGTCATTTTGTCTCCAATAGAACTAAATTTCTTTGACATGACATCCGCTTGACTTGCAAGTTTACCGAAATGACTTTGAGCTATCATTTGTTCTTTGTTAAAAGTCTTCATTTCGGATGAAGCTTTATCTATTGAACGCTCCAAATTATTTAAAGCAGCTTTTTCTTTATTAACAGCTGTTTCAGCTTTTGCGACATTAGCACTATGATTCTTAATAGTATTGTTTAAATCATTAAATTCTTTTTCTGTTTGCTTTAACTTAGTATTAGTTTTAGCGTAAGAACTTTCAATTTTATCATTTGATTTTGAAAGATTGTCATTTTGCACTTTTAGTTTTTGAACTTGATTGCCTTCTTGTTTATATTGTTCAACAAGTTCTTTATGCTTAACGGACTGCTTCTGTACTGCGTCACTTGCTCTTTTTAGTTGTGCAGTAGTAGCTTGGTTACTATTCTTAAGCTTTTGTTCTGCATCTCTCAACTGTTTAAGTTTTTGATACGCATCTTGTTTACGTTGATTTGTACGTTTATATTGATTTTCAGCTTTTTTAAGTTCTGTATTCGATGATTTTAAGGCTTCTTTAGATTTATCAAGAGCTAATTTTTCTTTTTTATTAGCTTCTACTAGCTTTAAATATGCTTTCTCAACATCTTTTACACTAGATTTAGCTTTTTGGTAATTAGCGTTAACTTGTTTAAGCTCATCTTCTACTTGAGAATACATCTTTTTTTGAACTTTAAGCTTATCATTTAACCCCTTAATTCTCGCCTGATACTTTTCCATTGATTTTTCAGACTTATCAAATGCTGACAGATTAGCTTTCATTTCACTATTAACAACACCTAATTGTCGCTTTAAACCTTTCATGCCTTCTTGGACACCTAAATGGTCTAATTTCAGCTCCAAGGTCATGCCTTCTACTTTTTCATTCATATTAACCTCCTTTCTAGCTTCCAAAAAGCTTCCTTAAATCCGTTCCTGTGATTACCTTTTGTTCGCTTTGTTTGTCTTCTGACTCTTCATCATTATCTTCATTAAGTATTTCTAACAACTTTAAGTATGGCTGGTCTCTAACTTCAGTTAATGTCCAACCGTACTGTTCCATGCAAAAACGTTGTATTTTTTTAATGTTCGATAAAATATCTTTTATTGAGATTGTTTTTCTGTCTTTCCCATCTCTTCTGGTTCAGTTTCTGAAGTTTCTTCATCTTCCCCATTGATTTCTCGAAATATATCTTGTAAGGCTTTTGTATAAGTTTTAGTACTCATCTTGTTCAGAACATCTTCTTCAGTCAATCCTTCATCTTTAAATAAATCTACTAATAACTGTCGCTCTTTTTGTCTCATTTTTGTTGCGTTAGGTGCTTCTTTTTTATTCTCTTGATTTACTAATTCTAAATACTCATAGCATTTTTCTGCTTCGCCCATTGTTACATCTTCTTTTGTATAGCTCTCTGTTTTTCCTGTTTTACGGTCTTTAATTTCAAATTTAATCATTGTATTAGCTCCTTTTATTCAAATAAAAAAGACGCAGATATACTGCGCCTTAAATCACTACCCGTTTGTTACTGTCACTGTAATCTGACCAGACTTATCACTTCCATCAGTAGACGTTGCAGTGACAATTGAAGTTCCCTCAGCCACACCGTGAATTGCTCCTGTTCTTTCATCAACAGTAACAAACTCTGGATGTTCACTTGTATATTTCAATGTTTTATTCGTTGCTGTACTTGGTGCAATGTTTGGCTCAACATTGTCATCGGTATTTACCGTAATTGATTTAGTTTCTGGTGTAAATGATACGCCTGAGACTAGAATTGGATTGGTTTTGAATTGAGGTACATCAACTTTACTAGATTCTTTACCGTTTTCTTCCCACGACACTTGGTAAGTTCCTTTTGGATAAGTTGTATCAGCATCTAAATTAGATAAAGTTACAGATACTTTACCTTCGCCTTGCTCAGAGGCTACGACGTCATCTCCTTTATAAACCTTTAAAGTTTTAGTCATATATTAATCTCCTTTTGAATTTTTTGAAAGCCCCTATTCTGCTGAAACTGTTGCAGATTTCGAATTAACTGAAACTTCAACATTTTGGGGATTAGCTGGGTAATGAACCTAAAGAATCATCAGAATGTTCTCCACTGTCAGTGTATCCAACGAATACCTTTTTGAAGAATTCTGCTTCTCCTTCTTTACCTTCATGATACCCGTATACAATACCTTGTGGAGTACCATCAACATCAACTTTTCTGTTCATCCAGTCACCAGTTAATTTTGTTGGCTCTGGTGCTTCTGCTTTTTCTCCTCGTGTTTTAAATTCAATTGAATCCAAGCTAAAAGTACCTTTAAGTAGCGCAACGTACACTGGTTGACCTGTTAAACCATCTTCGGATTCTCCAATAACTGTTACGTATGGTGCTCTTGTATTCTCTCCTACCCAAGATGTACCATTTTTATCTTTAGTTCGACCAATAACTGTATTTAAATCTTCACTTGGAATGTTAAAAATACTCATGTCAGACTTAACTTCATTAGTACCTTGTTTTTTCATCCAAACACGTTTGTTAGATGCAAACATATCTACTAAATCTGGTGCTAAACCTGTGATATTTAGATCAACTGTACCACCTTTTTCATCTTCCCATGTCATGCGTTTAACTACTTTTGTTGCTTCTGGGTTAAAAACTCCAACGTATAATCTTTTAAAACCTACTTTATAAGAACCTTGTCCTTCTGCCATTGCTTATTTCCTCCTTAAAAATTAAAAAGCACACCTATTCGATGCGCTGATTTTTATAATATATATTTTTTGGTATGCCTTGATAACGTCTCGACATCACATAACGTTTAGTTTCTTCAAAATAAGCATCTAACTGACTTGATGCTTGAATTAAATTTTGTTGATATAACAGGTATCTTATTCGTTTTGTTATATCAATTGTTTTCTGATGATTTGAAGATTCTACATCTATTTGAATTAAGTATTCTTCACTAAGATATTTATCAGACATAAAGTCTGAAGGTAAATCATAAACAGGTGTAATAACAACAAAAGGTTTGGAAGTTTCAGCATTTTCAGTGACTTTATAATAGTATATTCTAGAATTTATATATGTTTGGAGCTCTGCATCAGATAATAAAATTCCTTTTACGGTGTTTAATATATTCATTTATCTGGTCAACTCCTTTTTTATAATTTCTCTATACTTCCGTTCACTAGCAGCTAATGTTTTTGCAATAACTCCAAAACCTCTTGGTGTATACTTTTTACCATCTCTTGTATAACCGTGTTCATTTAAGTGAATAATGTGTTTGCGATTCATAGGGCCTACCCATTCAATTAAAACAGCCCTTTCTTGACTGCCAACTTTTGTATAAGGCTTAGATTTAGTCATTTCTTCTATACTAGCACCCGTATCTTTAAAACTCTCGAATTCCTTCTTTAAAGCCTTTATAAAAAATTCAGATGCTTCATTTAAAGCTCTATCACTCTTAGCTTGCATTGCTTGTTTACCGTATACCGATTCTAATTTCTTCAACACTTCAGGTATTCCTTTAATTTCTACACTCATTTTTCTGATAAAACCACTGTATTATAGCCAATATCTGGTGTGTCAATTCTTATTTCTTCAATGTTGAATAATTTATCGGAATATAATGCACTGTCAATTTTAACTAAGTGATTTGTTTGTGGTAGATATTCAGTTTTAGAAGACCTGACAATTATGGTTAATCCTGATTTTGATTCAGTCGCTTTTAAAATTTCTCTATCTTTCATAGAAGGATTATAAATTTTACAAAAGCAACTATACAATTTCATTTTTTCCTCTTCACCTGGATATGGTCCTTTGTTTATATATTGAAAAAAATACGCGCGATCTTTAAATTCATTAAATTCCATTTAAAAATCACCTACCACTTTTTTAATTTCAAAATCATTTTTTGCAATCCTTTTTCATTAAACACCTTGCTTCTAGATTGGTCATTTGAGTACCCACGACTTTCATAATCTCTTGCAATGATATATTTAATCGCTGTACAAAAAAGCGGGTATTCCAAGTCATCTTTGTCATAATCTGGAACCCCACTTAATAGTAATTCAGACTTAGCCGATTGAATGAGACCTTCAATTAAATCATTTTCGAAATTATAGTCAATTCTCAACCACAATTTAATTTCTTCTAAACTCATTTCATCACCCCTATTCGGCTGATATTACAGCTGATTTAGCCTTAGCTGTTACATTAACCTTTTGGGGCTTAGCTGGGTAATGGACCTGTATTTTCTTTTGCTTTTGCAATTCTGAATGCACTGTCTAATGTACGTTGCTGATCATACCATGCTGTTAATACAAACAAATATTCGCCTTTTTTAACATCTTTATCAGTGTCATAAGTTGTGCCATCATAGTTAATTCCAAAATAATTGAAATCTCCAACAATAGGCTTAACTGCTGCATCTGTAAATACTACTGGTTTGCCAAATACTTTTTCTGCTGGTGTGTCAAAGAAATTTGTTGTTCCATTTGAAAGAACACTAATAATTTTGACATAATCAGCATATCGCATATAAATTGTTGCGTTATCACGATAATCTTCATGTAAATCTGCTAAAGCGTTAATAATAGCATCATACATGTCTGCTCCTTCAACTTCTTTAACAGATCCATTATAAAATGACATGTGTTCTAATCCAGATTTAGGACTTACTGCTAAGGCATCTTTACGCTCTTTAGCTGCCAAACCAGATTGTAATGCGTTTTCAACCCAATTTACCAATTCTACATCTGAACCGTGAATAACAGTATCGGAAATTGCAGCAAACACTTTAAATTTATTAGTAGCGAACTTAACCGTATCTCCTTTTAATTTTAATTCCTTAGCAGTCTCTACGTCAGTGATAAAGTCGTCGTCATCTAAAGTATAAGAAACTCTAGGAATTTCTAAACCTTTAATATTAGTTAAACGCGCTTTTTCACGTAATTGGTTTTTAGCAAATGGTTCTGAAACAATTTCTTTAGAAAGTGTTTTTGGTAAGAGCTTATCTCCACCTGAATCATTACCTGTTGGTAAAGCATGTAATAAACGTTGTGCCTCCATTGAAGGTTTTTCAAATTCATTTGGTAAAATCGCGTGACGATAAAACTCTGCCTTAGCTTTAACCATCTTCTCATTATCATTTAAAGACTGATAAGCTTCTCCTGTGTCTTTAACTTTCGCTTTTTCTTTCTCTTCAATGTCTTGCACTTGTCTTTCAACAATGTTGAATCTTTGTTGTAAACCTGCTTTTTCTGTTTCTAGTTGTTTGATGTCTTCCATATCAATATTTGGATCTGTTGCTTTCTGACTCAATTCATCATTTTTATTTTTTAATTGTTGTCCAATCATACCTAAGGATTGTTTTAATTCATATAATGTCGGCATTTCATTTCCTCCTAATAATTCATTGTCATCTTTAAAATCTCGCATTCGCGTTTAATTTTTTCTCTTTTTTCTTTTTCTTCTAGTGACATACTTTCTTTAGGTGTTTCAACCAATTCAGATGTATCTACATCATCAATTTTAGTGATTTTGTCTACATCTTTCTTTAAATCTTCCGGGACGTTCTCGAAACGCTTATATTGCTCTTTAGAGATACTAGCAGCTATTTCATTAGCTCCTAAAATTTCATCTATCAAGCCGAACGACAAGGCTTCTTCTGCAGTAAGCCAAGTTTCTGCATCTAACATCTGTTTTAAGTGTTCTTGATCTAAATCTTTTGCTTTATCTAAATACGCTGAATTACTAACAGCATCTGTTTTTTCAAGTAAATCCGCTGTCTTTCTTAATTCTTCTGCATTACCTACAGTCATAACCCATGAATTATGAATCATTAAAAAACTATTTTTGTGCATAAAAATAGCGTCACCGCTCATAGCGATAACACTAGCAATTGATGCCGCTAAGGCATCGACATAGATATTAATTTTTGCAGGATGCATTTTTAGCATATTGTATATTGCATGTCCTTCAAACACACTGCCTCCAGATGAATTTATATGAACATCTATTTCACTGATGTCTCCTAGTTCATCTAGTTTATTTTTGAAATCTGTAGCAGTTACATCACTTTCAAACCATTTATCACTTACAATATCACCATAAATAAATATTTCACCTTTACTTTTTGATTTTCTTTTCATTTGAAAATACTTAGCTTTCATTGACATTTTTATCACCACCTTTCAAAGATTTTCTTAATTCAAGTGGCGTGTCAATTGGGTATAAATCTCCGCTTATTAGTGGCTTATCTCCACCTTCAACTGGCGGTAAATCTTCCCACTCTCTAATGTCATTTATAGTGTAGTACCCACTACGAACTGCTTTAAAGTACACTTCTGCTTGTGTTGCACTATCAGCCCTTAAATAAGATTTAACGTTAAATTTAAAATACCTATTTTTTTCTCTGTCTGTTTTAGTAAGTAGTTTCCGATTAAATTCTTCTTCGTACTGTTTGACGATTGGCAATAAGGTATGCTGCAAGTAAAATCTGTTTAACTCTTCATTTTTCGCGAAATTTGTATTTGATCTTGCATTTAAGAATACTGAGGGCAATTGAAAAACGTTAGCTACTCTTTCTCTTGTTAAATTCTCGCTTGCCACTATATCTTCAGAGACATATTTTTTAGGTAACGGTTCGATTTCAACACCAGGCTCTTGGAATAATATTCCACCGTTTTCTTCATAGTACTGTTTGAAATCTTCTAACACTTGCTGCCTTTTTTCTTTACCTACATTGGAACCATATTTAAGCATGAAAGAATCAGGTTTTTGCATTTCTGTAAGATTAAAGGTTCTTACTGCATTATCAAAATCAGTTGTATTCTTCAACACATCAATCGGACTAATGCCTTGCACCATATTAGACGCCACGATGTGTTTAAAATGCAACATGTCCATATTATGAACAATCAATTTGTTTCCAGTTGCAGCATGAATGGAATAATAAAGTTCACGTGATTGGTTTTCAATTAACATTTCAACAACATCTGGATTTAATAAGAAAAGCTTTGATGGTTGATGATAGATGTCTCGTTCAATTAGCACATATGCATTGCCTTTTTCATTTCTGATTGTTTCAATTTGATTAATAAAATCAAAACTGCTCAGAGAATTATTCGGTGACACTGTAAGTAAATCAGATACTTCTGTATTAACTACTTTATAATCTTCATACATTTTCAAGGGCAAACTAGCCATCGAATTAGATAACTTTGTAATAGCTGAAAATATCGTTTCATTAGTTTCAAGCGTATTATTAATTACACCCCAAAAAGATTTATTTTTCCATGGGCTAAAGTCATAAAGTTTAGAAGTTGACTGATCAATCCAATTATCTATCAATTTTTTCTTTATGCGTGTGACAATATTCTCTTTTGCGATAACATTCACCTCCTTAACGCATTATGTCTTTAATACTAATAAACTCTATGTTTCCTTCACCACTATCAGAAACAACTTTATTCATAATATCTGTATATGTGTTTAAAAATGCTGCAAAACCATCTATTTTACGATATCTGCTTTGCTTAGACGGCAACCAGTTTCCGTTTCTGTCTAGTTTCAACTGAACATTATTGATATACCATTTCATTAAAGGGTTATTATTAAATATTATTTTCCCATCTAAAAACATTTCTTTTAGATCCTTCAATGCAGGACTCAAGGTCAAAGCCCCTTGTCTTGTTTCTTCTGTTTCAAATCCATAATTCTTTAACTCCTGATTTAATTTAAAAGCATTTGCTCTATCATAAGTGATTTTTTCCACAACATAATGCTCATTCATCTTTATTATCCAATTTAAAACATCTTGGTAGTCTACATAAGGCTTATCTTGTATTGTTAGTAATCCGTCTTCTTCCCATTCTCTATATGGTATTTTTTCGTTAGAATACTCAACTTTATGCTTAGGAATCCATGAGTGAGATAGAACAGCAACCTTACCATTATCTAACGCAAAAGTAGCACACGCGGCTGTGAAGTCCTCAGTTTCTGATAAATCATACCCAATCGTGCACGGCCTGCCTTCCAGCTCTTCTAAAGAAACAGTTTCATTATTTTTTTGAAGTGTTGGGTAATCAATAAAACTCATCTCGTCATTATTAGCAAAGATATTAAATCTTTTGGTTATAAAATCCCCACGTTCAGCTGGTGTTCTCTTAGCTTTTTTCCACTCTTCTTTCATTTCTTCTAAATCTATAGAGACACCTAAGTTGGGATTTGCTTTTATCCAGTTTGACGAATCATTTATGTCATCGTCATCATCGAGAGAAGCTAAATAGTAAAAAGTTCTTTCATCTTCTATGACACCGTCTAATATGTCACGTCCCATTTCAACCATGTCAACGAGTGGACCATCTAATTGGTAACCCGCTGTCGTAATGTAGATAAGAAGAGGTTGTAACCTTGCCGCTCTTGAGTTTTTAATTACAGATATTAGTTTATAATCTTTAAATTCATGAATTTCATCAAAAATACCCATGTGGGTATTCAAACCATCTAATTTATCACTATCTGAAGCTTGAGGCATAATTTTTGATATCGTTTTATCGTAATGGATTTCATCTCTTAGAGGTCTAAATTCTCTAGAGAGTATTGGGCTTGCTTTAATCATCGCCTTAGATTCATCAAATAGAATCCTCGCTTGTTTCATTACATTCGCTAACAAATGAATTTCTGCACCATTTTCTCCATCTTGAGACACTCCATAGTTGGCCACTCCTGAAATGGTTGTTGTTTTACCATTCTTTCGTCCCATAAAAATAAGCGCTTCTCTAAAGCGCCGCAGTTTCGTCTCTTTATGAACCCAACCAAACAAACTGCCGATAATAAAATGTTGCCATGGCTGTAATACAAGTTGACGTTTAGATCCTTTGGAAGGTTTACAAAACTTTTCTATGAATCGAATAGGACGATGAGCTAATTCTTCATCAAATACCCATTTACCTCCATTTTCTAGATATCTAAGGTGTCTTTCACATTCTTTTTTAACATATTTGCTTGTTTTTATTTTCCCTTGACTGACTTGCTCTGCATACCAAGTTGTTAATAGTTTTGGTGAAGGTTCATTTAAAACTTTAATAGTCACCAAATCCACCTTCTTCTTGAACTATCTTTTTCCTTTGTGCTGCTGTTAAACCCATAGACTTGAGTAAGTTATTTAGTGTTTGAACTGTTTTTGTCAGTTCTATGCTTAACGGATTCTTAACAATATTGCTCGCACCAGCCTTGTTTGTATGCTCTATCATCAAATCACTTTTTTTAAGTTCATCTCTTAATCGACAATAAAATTCATATGTTTCTATATATAAGTTAATTAATATGTCATCAGATTTTTTGTAATCCTCTATATATTCTTTTAGCTGTTTTTTTGTTAATTTCATATAAAGACCCCCTTTCATAAAAGTTTATCCGCGTTGCAAGCGAAGGGCCCCCGCCGGTACCCGGCGAAAAAACATTTTAAGCCGATGGGCAGGGGGCTATAAAATTTTATTTAAATATTTTTTTATTTAAATTTTTAGAACTCTAATTTTCTTAAGATTACTTTTGTCATTATCATTTGCATGAATTTTGTTATGACAGCTATAACAAACTGACATTAGATTATCTAGGTCTAAAGCTTTGTTAAAATCTTCATCAACATAAATAATGTGATGCACAATGTTTGCATCTGTTACAATATCTTCACGTAAACACATTTGACAAAGATAATTATCTCTATCTAATGCTATCTCTCTTAACCTCTTCCATGCTTTTGAATGATAGAACCAATCGTATTGATATGACTTACGACCATGCTTATAAATGTTATTATGCTTGGTCATCTCTTACACCTCTTTGATTGCATAACAAAAGACACACCGCATAGCGATGTGCCTCGTGTACTTGTGTTGTATTAGCATTTAATAACTTTAAATATTAATCTGATACTAACATAATAAACTGTTTTAATGCGGACTTACATAGGGTAAAAGTCCGCTACACATAACCAATATACTTTGCTAACTTATCGATCAGTGCATTCCTTCTACGCAATATACTTGTCTTACTTGTACCAAAGTAATGCGCTATATCTTCCCACTCATAACAACCAATAGGACAATCCCAATATCTAAACCTTAATAACTCAAGCGTATCCTCATCGCTCTCATCTATCAGTCTATCTACACCATTAACTATATTTCTTAATGTATTGTATCTGTTATCACTAAACTTCTTTATTGCACATCGTTCAATCGGATTACCTGGCAAATTACTTTTGCTAGCTCCTGCATTATCTGGTTCATGACTTTCAAGTAATTCATATTCTTGCATCTTCAACTCTCTTCGATAGTTATCGATGTGCTGAATGTATTCTTCAAGCTTTTTAATATCATGTTTCTCAATCTTTATCATTCAATGCAATACCTCCAATAATATAAATTACTTTTTAATATCGTTATTCATTCGCTTCATTTCTATTCTGTAGTCTTCTAACCCATTCCATCCTTTAGTTTTAACAACTTCATCAAGTAGATAATCATTCATATATCTGAGTGCTTGTATCTCTCTTGCACGATCACTATTAATACTGATAGAAATTAATAGCAATATAGCAAATACAATAGTCGTAGCAATCCACATCACTCACTTACCTCCGCTCTATGTTTATACTTACTCGGCGCCTCTACATCATCAGAAGCCTCGCCTATACATATAATTGCTTCAATGTTATCTGCCCTAATCCAAGCTTTTTGCCTAGTAAAAGTCTCTACTCCAGCTACAACAGCGCAATCTATAACCCGAGTGAACATATCTTCAATAGGTCCGTCGATCGATGAGTAATAAATATCTCCTGAAATAGTTTTAATTTTAACCTCCGTCATTTCCCACACTCCCTTATATTTTCAAACAACTGACCCACTTTAATAACTGCATCTCTTTTAACTTGCGCCTCGTATTTCTCTTTTGCTTCTTCTTTACTCTCCGCATCAACAACTGTAAACCTTTGATTGCTCTTAGCTCGAGTTATGTGTGTATGCTTGCGTCCTGTTGAATCTTTAAATGTTGTGACTAAGTATTGTGTCACTTCCCCAAAACCTCCTTGACTCGATCTAAGATGTCTTTACACGTATCCTTTTCCTGCGTCTGCTGTTCCATCTTGTCTTTCATGATTCCTTTTCATTTTCTTTTTGTATGCGTCAATGAGTTGGTCGATTGAATAGTAAGTATTGGCGTACAAAAACGGCATTATTAAAACTTGTACAATACTATTATCAATACCTTTTACAAATTGTTCTGTTAGTGTATGCATTACATGAACAAAATAAACTGAATGTAGTTTAGGTAAAGTAACTTCATTTTCAAACAAATCAACCATAACCTCAGTAGTTTCTTCCAAATCTTCTTCATTAACAATAGTCAGAGTTAATTGCAAACTGAAAGCTAAGTAATCAGCAATCTCATCTAATTGTGTATCTAATGGCTTACCTGGTTGTTTCTTCCAATTTTTAAAAAACTCAAGTGTGTTAACCCACTCCGCAAATTCAATAATCATACTAGCTATTGTGTCATTTAAATTTCTGGTTGGTATTCTATCGTCGAACTCCTTTTGTATTTGTAATAACTCTTGTAACTGATTAATTGTTAATGTGTTAGTCATTTTCCTGTGCCTCCCTAGCTGTAGCAAACGCTATTCTCAATTTCAATCTTTCAACAATATGAATTAGTGCGGTATTGAGGAATATTTCAAATTCTTCAATGTTCTCATCTATAAAATCAAGTATTTCTTCCTCTTGTTCACTGTCAAACTCGCTTAGTACATCCCAAATATTTATGTCGCTTTTGCTCGTTTCTAATACTCTTTTGATTATTTCTGAATTACTTTTATTGCTCATTTTCCTGTTCCTCCTCATATTTATAGACAACTTGACCTGCCATAATCCCTACTGCTTCATCAAGTTCAATACCTTCTTTAACTGAATGTTGAATAGCATTTGTCATTCCTTCAAGTATTTCATCAAACGCTTGTGCTTTCTTATACACGTCTTCAATCTCTTTTAGTAATCCCTCTGTGTCATTGCCGTTATACGCACTAGCACTTATAACTGATTGTTCGATTTGTTCGCGGTTATTCATCATTTTCATCTCCTCTAAAATAAAGTTAGTTGCTTCTGTTCCTCGTATTCCAAACCATGTTGCTTTATATATGTTTCGAGCTCTTCAGCTGTATCATATGTCTTTTTCACACCTTGCCAGCTTGGCACGATATGCCCGTGTAAGTAATAAGTTCCGTTTACTACATGGATATGAGCCACTCGTTCGTTATCCTGATACAGATATCTCTTAGATCTGAAAAATTGGTTTAAGTATTCTTTACGTGTGGTATCTGTTTTAGGCATTTATGCTTCCTGCCATTTCTTAAACATTTGGTTATAAGTGATATCGAACCAGTACGGATCACGTGAATGTTTTTGAGGCACATTAAACAAATGTGACTTCTTTCTTCTTAGCTCAGCCTCTTTACGTCGTTGTCTAGCTATTTCACGTTCTTTGCTCTCTCGCTCCATGATTTTGGATAACACAATTTCTTTATACTCAGCTAAGCGCATACCATAAGGTGCATGTAAGGCTTCTTGTAACGCCCAGCCACCTCGCACTCTTTTTGCAACCATTCCTGGAGTTAGCCCATTCTTTTTAATCAGTTCATTTTCATGTTCGGTAAATTTATATGGTTTACCGTTAATCTTTACGATACTCATTTATTCCACCTCTATATACGCATGTCTTATTGTTATGCTGTCATACTTTAGTAATTCATACGGATTGTCATCTAAGCGCTCTGCTAGCGCATCTTTTTCATCATCCACATCATCGAAATGCTGATATTCAACTTCTGTAGGTATCCTTATATCAATCGTTGCGTTTATATATGCTTGTTGTTGCATTAGATCACTTCCTTAACGCATTTTTATTCACTAATTATGCATAAACATTCATTTAAGTGTTACATTTCCATCACATTTTTATTTTGAAAATGTAACGCCCTTCACCCTTACTCTCCCAAGACATTCAGAGTTCGTGTGACATGTTACGTTTTGATTTGCCAATTCTTCTGGGAAACAGTGTTGTTTTATTTTTTCAGTGTGTTACGTTTTCTTTTTAAAACAACTCTATATTTATATTACTTTTAAAGATATAAAATGTAATTTTGTAACGCAAAGCTGAAAACGTAACGGGGAGTAAGGCTCAACCCCATCACATTTTTGTTACATTTTGTTATATTTTCAAAAAAAATGTAACACAAAAGCCCGTCAAATCAACGTTTTGCATTTTTGAAAAATCGGAACTTTTGCAACCATGCGGCACTGACTGATTGAAAATTTTGAGTTGATTACTGCCGCATGGTTACATCGCTACACGTTGAATTTGGTTTTTATAGAATGTATATTTTTGTGCTCTAAATGTATAATCTCTTGTTGATGATTGAGTTTAGATTTTATAATTACCTTCGCACAATCTAAATCTAGCTTTATATCTAAAAATCTATTAGGGTCTTTACCTACACCATATTCCAATCTGTCATAAGCGCCTTGAAATATGTCAGATGGTCTAGCTCTATAGACGTCTGCTAGTTGGTGTACTCTTTCTATAGGTGTGTTACGCGTTCCCTCTTCATAGCTATGAATTGTTGATCTATGAATTTCAGTAACCTTTTCAACATCTCTAAGAGAAAATCCCATCATTTCCCTGTGCCTTCTTAACGATTGACCTAACGCTATTCTATATTCTTGTTCTTCGTTACTAATCAATATTCCCAATCCTCGCATGTTAATTCTTCTAATTCACCTTCAAGTTCTTTTACATTACCTTCCAGCTCATTCACTTTGTTTTCCAACCATTTAATGTAATCATGACCATGTTTAATAAGTTGCTCTTTCATATCATCAGTTTTAAAATGGTTTTCAAATCGCCATTTTGTATCATAATAAAGTTCTTCAGCTGTCATTCCTTTACCTCCTCGTTTAGTTCTATGTAAACTCTTTGTGTACTACCGTTTATCCTTCTGCCTTTAACAACGAGTCCATATTTCTTTTCTATTGTGTCTTTAACTTGCTTCTTAGATTGCGGATGTAAATCATTCTCTTCTGCCCATGCTTCATATTCGTCATATATTTGTTTGGGCTTCATATTTATAAAGTCTTTACGCTCAAAGTCTTGCAAGTATAATAAAAAGTTATTGTTTTCTTCATGATATTGATCGTTAAATTTCTCAACTACTTCAGATACTGTAAATTTTTCATTTGCATATAAGCGTTCATAAGCTTCTACGATTAACTTAATCCAATACTCTAAAGCATCTTGTTGTGTCAATTTTTGAATAAAGTTCTTTTCTTTTTTAGCAGGTTTGGTGTATATAGGAAGCCACATAACACGACGTTTATATGACTCGCCTTTTTCCCAAGACTTTAAAATGTGATTACTTGTGAATATTAGGCTTAAAGTCATTTCAACCTCAGTAGCTTGTTGAAACAGTTGTCTGGTGCTTACAAAGTCACACGTACTGATGTTTTTTAATGCTTTCATTTGTTTATTGTTAATCGGTTCGTCCTCAATATCATCACCGAGATTCACCAACTTACCTTGCATGGTCACAAAGTATCTTTCATCTGCCATGTCACCTATTGATAAACCACTACAGTTTTTACGATTTAATATCGCTCTGATGATGGTTAACAATGTACCTTTTCCGTTACCACCATCACCTACAAAGATGAAGAACTTAGCTAACATTCGTTTGAATTCTTTATTGATAATTAATGTATGTGCTAAAACTTCGAGAATTAGCTTTTTATAGTCCTCATTGTTGTTGCTCAAGTGATTTAGATAGTTATCCACCACTTCAACAGCTTCAGCATCAGGGTTATAATTAACGTCAATGTGATATGGTGTAAATGTTTTACTATCCATTTCATAAAAACGTCCTTCATGTAAGTAACCGTTGTTAAAATGAATTTCAAACGATTCATCTTCACCTAATGTAATGATTGGTGACATTAATAACAATTGCTTATAAACTTCTTCAACATTCCTACTGTCTTTCTGATCTAGAAATTGGTGTATCTTTCGTTTCAACATGTTTTCATCATTAATAAATTTACCTTCATCATCTCTAAAAAACAGAACATTGTTATAAAATCTCACATAGTACTGATTCACTATAGATTTAGCAATCGTATCAAACGTCATTTCTTTAGTGTCTACTGCTTGGTCTCTTGCGATGGTGCTTATTTCCTCACTAGGGAGCTTGTCAGCGAATATAAATTCATTGATGAAGTTTAGTATCTTCTTTACATCTTTCAGCGCATAGATAGCCATTTTGTGCTTATACAATGCGTCATTTCTCCCGTCAGATTCACCCATTCCTAAAAGGTTGTTTTTAATCTTCCTGTTAAGATGAAACACTTCATGTAGGTTTTCCCTAATCCCTTCATTATCTATCTGTCTTAAAACACCGTTACGTTTAACAGTCACTGATTTAGTATTACCAATATGTTTATACTCAATAGGAAAACCTAAGGCGCTTATTGCATTGGCACCTTTAAAATTTTCAGGCTTTTTGAAATAGAAATGTACACCTCTATCAGTCCAAACAGTTTGTGTCTCGATGTCAAAGAATTGAATAAGCGCTTTAATAACGTCTTTTGGAACATTATCTATATCAACGACTAAATCCTTTTCAGTTAGCTTTATTCCGCAGTCTTTAAAGCTTTCAGATGTTTCTGATTCATCCGCATCTTTTCCTGCATGTTTCTTTCCTTTCTGATATTCAACAAAGGTCAAATGATTCACCTCTTTCATTTTTTGACTTTTAGTTGTTTATTAACTCGACCATGCATTCCAGCCTTTAGTTAATTTATCAATGATAATTTCTAGATAGTGGTTTAAATCGATGTTATTTTTAAAATCTTCAATGTCCAGATTTTCTAAGTCATCATTGAATACCCACATGTTCTGTGGCGTGTTGGGGAATTTCGTAACCCCGCCGTCTAAACGTCTTTTAACAAGTGTGACGCTTTCTTTTTTAGCAGGGAAAATTCTATTAATTCGCTGATACTCTTTATCATGTTGATCGAATGTACCCGCAAATTTACGTGAAGCTTGCAAGATATATTGGTATAAAATAGGATTATCCAAATTTTCTATAAGCGTTTGTTTAGGGTCTTTTTTAAACAACAAGTAGTCTGTAATAGCTATGTCTATAATCCTTGCTGTGTTTGCTTTAAACCAATTATCTTCATGGTAATTGTTAACATCTCCGCCTTTTGTTTTGACCTTTCCAGAAGGTTCAATTGCGACATAATTATTAACATCCTTTTGTATAAAATGTGTAAATTCATCTTCTTCAAGGGTTAAATTAAAATCTTTTTCCCATGCTTTCCAAACGTCTTTATATTCATCACTGTCAGTAATGAAAGCCACACCGTCGGTGTTAATGTTGATAATCTCGCACGATTTTGAAAGTCTTTTACATAAGTCAAATAAAGCTATCTGACCATAGAAACATACAGACTTTTGTTTGTTCGGGTCGTATAATAGTGAATATTGATTGTTTAAATTACCGTATACACTATTTAGAACAAGTTTTAGCGCATCTGACAATGTCTTGTCTTTATGTTTTACTTTTTTACGTTCTTGTAAAATGTCTGCGTAAGTCTTAGTAGCAGTTTCCAAACCGTTAATATTGATTAAAATTGACGGGTACATCGATGTAACATCTAGTAATTTTACATTTTTAACATTATTTTTCTTCTTGTGAACACCATGTAGTCCACCAAATCCAAATTCAATATTACAATCAAAATCTTCAATCGTTACTGCGCCTTTAGATTGGTTTAACCATAGTTCTTGCACTTTTTCAGGTACGAGATTTAACATTTCGATATTCTTTTCATGCTTTTGTTTATTAACGTCTTTATGCAATCTTATACTTGACCATTTAGGTAAAGGTTTATGTGTCAGAACATTCGCACTAATCGTTGTTGTATTCCATTTATCAGCGTTCGGATTACCTAATCTGTTCACCAATGACCACTTAGGCATGAAATATGAATTTTTTCGTCTTTTATAAATCTCTATAGTCGTATCAACGTCATATCTACAGTAATCAATAGCTTCTTGTAACTCCTTAGGTGTTAACGCTCTATCAATTGTAAAGTCAACGCTAGACTCTAAAATCATTTTGCCAGCGTTCCCCTCAACTCTTTTGAGTGAGGGTTTACTGACATCAATTTGTTGAAACACATCAAGTGTACGAGGTAGTAGTTTATTGATATATGCGTGTTTTTGACCGTTGATAATTTCATCATTAATCTTCTTAATATATTCTGGTGTGTATCCGTTCAACATGTTACTTAAAATCTTATCATCATAAAAATGATTGTTATAACCTACCAGTATTTTATTTTTTATTAACTCAGCAATACCGTTGAAATCGTTGTGGAATAAACCTACTTCGTTTTTGTTTATATCTTTGAACACGACAAATGCGTTATGTTTAAAAACCTCAATGTCGTAAAATAATAAATCTTCATCTTTTACTATTACAGAATTCACTTAGATCACCTTTTTCCGATTATTTACTCCATTTAGGTTTTTTGATGTCAGCATAAGCATGTTTACCGAATGCGACTTTGACTTCTACCATGATTTCTTTACCTACGATTTCATCAGCTTCTTCAATACTCACACCGAATTTATCAGCAAATTTACTGTATTGAGTGTTCTGTTTGTTTGGGTTCACAAACCATTGACCTAGACTTTCTTTATAATCTGAATACATCATTTTTGATTCATATGTTTTACCATCATATTTGAATCGGATACGGATACCTCTACCATCGTCTTTAACTTCTTCAATAGTTGTCTGGAAAATTTCGCCTTCCATATCTTTGTTTAATTTTTCAACAACTTCAACTTCCCATAACGAACAGAAACGATCGTATACGTAAATATCATGTTCTTGTCCAACTGCTTTATTTAAATCGTCAAACGCAACCCCGAAGTATTCTTGCGCATTTTTTTCAGCACGTTCAGCTTGTTCAGCGTCATCAATTCTTTTCTTAGTGTCCTTATCAAATATCTTGCTATGCAACTTAACCTGTAAGATTTGGCCTTGTTCTTTATCTAAAAATGTAAGTGTCGCTGTACCTTCGTTATATTCAACTTCCTCTAATGGTAATGATTTTCTGATTTCAGTATTATTTGTCATAATGTAAAACTCCTTTAATTTTTTATTTAATTTCGTGTGTAAATTCGATATTATTTTGTTCAAGTAATAGTTTTGTTAGTCGTGCGTCCTTATCGTTGTTTACAATAAAAACGTGCACATTTTGCTTTGGTTGTTGCTTCACTTGTTCAATTTGTTTCTTTCGTTCCTTGCGTTTATTTACGATGTCAAAAGCCATAGATAAATCTTGAGTGTTTTGGTATTCAATGATTAAATCGTCTACATCTCCTGACTGATAAATGACTTCTAAATCTCGCTTACTCTTTTCCAACCAATCCACTAAATCTTTCTCAACCTTTGTCATCGAATAAGACTTATTCAAATGTTGCGGTTTTAAAAAATCAGAGAATCCTAATACTTTTTCAAAGTCATAATGTCGTATTCTTTTGTCAAAAATTTCAATGATCGCTTGTTTTTTATCTTCACGTTCTTGTTCAACAAGTTCGCGTTCTTGATTTCTGATATGTGAAACAGCATTATCTATAACACTTTTAATAGTCTTAACTTGCGATTCAAAACTGTTATAGGGTTCAAGTAATAACTTCTTAACTTGCTTCCTTGTATCTTCGATACTTTTAACACGTTTGTTCATCTGAGCCATTAAATCTTTAGCTTCTTTAATGTTCTCTTCATTAACTTCAACCGTTTTAACATGTTCGGCAAGGTTCTGAGCTTGACTTAACAATTCGTCATATTCTTCAAAAACAACTGAACCTTGTGTTGTAACAACATTGAAATCATGATGTTTTATAAGTTCGTTCATAAGGTCCTCCTTAGAATAATTTGGCTAGTCTTATCATTAATTTGATACGTTCTTCAATATCTTCAGGATCATCTGATTCTTCATTCAAACGTGCGAGCAGTTCAAACTGTTCTTGTAATACCGTTCTTTTTCTATCTTTTACTGTGTATTCAATACCTGAATGAACAACTTGCCACGTTCCTTTGCTTAAAAATTGAACTTTCCCTTTTGTTTTAAGTCTCGAAAGTAAAGTTCTTGCATAAGGTTGTTTTATTCCTAGTTCTCTAGCTACATCTTTATAAGTGAAGCTTTCTAAATCTTCAAAAGCCATCAATAGTTGTTGTTCTAATGTCATCTTTTATTCTCCTTAATAAAATCGTTCAGATTTGTGCAATTCAATTAATTCAGAATCTCTATTGCGTCGATACATATAATAAAAAGTCTTACAGTCTTTTGTACTCAAATGTCGCAACCCTGAAGCGTATGGGTCATAACCGTAGGTTTTTGTTTTACCTCTCACCATTTCTAACTTGGTAATGTCATAATTAGATTCTAAAAACAAGTAATCATATTGTTTTTTAGGCGCATGTTCTAAACTGCTAGTATCAGTGGCATAAATAATTTCATTACCTTCAAATCGCCATACATATCCATAAGTCACTACATCGTGGATACATTCAAAAGCTTCAAATGTATAATCTCCTATGTCCATTGGATATCCAGCATTGATAATAATGTCTACCTCATAATATTGCGCTACTTCATAATTACTAATGACAGTGATATGAGGAAACTCCTTTTTTATCCGTTTCAGTGTTGACGGCTTAACATGATCACTGTGTATATGTGTAATGAGTAAATACTTGATATCGTACAAATAATTTTTCATTCTTTTAAAAGCGATACCACAATCTACCATGACATCATTGATAGCTACGGCGTTACCTTTAGAACCAGATGCGATAATTTCATAATTCATTGTTTACTCTCCTTACTATGTTTTATTCATCTATCAACGCCTCCCCTGCTAGTACTTTTTTAGCTTTCTCATATTTAGTTAATAACGCACTGTCATCATCTACATTGTTATGCATATTGATTGATGCAATTCTTCCTAAGTAGTCATCGCTGTAGTGCCAAACCCGTATAATGTTGTACTTGTAATCCACTTGATAAGCAGTACTTTGTACACGCTCTATTAGGTCAATAGCCATTCGTTTAAATTTATGTGGTTTCATATCGCACCTACCATTTCATGATCATGTTAATTATTCGCTCTTGTTCATCTGTGTTGTGTTCAATCCATTCGTAGATGGCGGCATTGATGTTATCCATCGCTATTTGTAAACCTGATTCGTCTGTGACAACGATGTTGTACACTTCTCGACGGTCAATATCATTCACTTTTATTGCGACGCCGTTAACTTCTCTAATGGCATGTACAAAGAATTTGAAACCATCTACTTTAATTGGTTTAACGTGTTCTTCTCCAATTTCGTAATACATCTTGACTTCCTCTGTTTTTTGATTTATATTGAACACATCTTTATTTCTTTATTAGATGTGTTTGATACTGTTACTTGCTCCAACAAGTAGCAGTTTTTTTATTCTTCATAAAAGTATTCTTTGTAGTATATGAATGTTGCGATACTTGCGAATCCTGCAATTGACCATGCTGTAGTGAAGTATAGAAACGGCATGAGTAAAATCGCTAAGACTGTGAAGCATAATACTGCTAATAGATAGCTTTTATATGTGTCGCTCATTTAACTCTCTCCTTATAAATCTCGTTGAAATGTTCATCGACAAACTTATTCATCTTTCTTGCATTAAATCTCCAACGATTAAAATTCTCATCAGGATAATGTACAATTCCTTGTGCTCTCAGTTCTTTTTCAAATCTAGGATGAAATAGTAATCTGTCCTTGATAGTCTCATCAGATGCAATTTTCAACTTCTTTTTTAAATCGCTCATGTTCCATACAGGATCTAATGAGTAACCTATGAGCTCATCATATTCCTCTTTTGTGATAAGTACATGTGTTTCAGGTATTGGAACTGTTACGTTTAAAATGTGCGGCATCTCTATCACTCCTTTCGATAAATGTTAAAGTTTGCTATTATTCGCTCTGTAAAGAAAAAATTAAAAGTTCCTTGTTCACTAATGGCTCATATACTTTTGTTGGGGACAAAATAGTAGCTATCGCTTCGGCTAAAATCGAATTCATAGAATTTATCGATTAATCTCTTTAAGCAACTCTGCAACTGCTCGCAATAGTTCAGGGTTGTTTCTTGTTTCTAAATTACTGTTTGCATGTTTCAGTAAATTGAGTTTTAATTTACTTTTTTCTTTGGCTATTCTAAATTTTTGTAACATTTGTCATTCCTCCTTTTAAGTTGTTTATGATCCTTACTGCTATACTCCTGTTAAGGAGGTGATAGGATGAAACTTAACCACGATTGCGTTAGACTCTTGCTCTTAGAAATAGAATCTAATAAGAAAATAGGTGAACCACTTACTCGACATAATTTCAACGATAATATTAGAGACAATAAAAACTTGGAACGAAGTTAAAAGAGTCGTTAACAAAACATCCAGTATGCCTCTTAACCTTATGGGAAAATTAGCTTTTCAATATCTTTCTCAAAAATTTAACTTAACTTAAATTCATAACCATCAACCAATGCATATAAGTTATTATTTAAGTATGGTATTTCTTCAATGGTATCGTTGATGAAATGAGATTGGACCATCAGTTCATATCCGTCATTAATTTGAATATCTATTGGTCGTCTATTACCTTCTTCGTCGTAGTAGTAATAGATGACTTTTTTGTTTTGAGCTTGTATTTGTCGTTCCTCCTTTAAGTTGTTTGTTATATAATTTAGTTATCTCCCAGTGGAAGGAGGTGAAATTTATGGATTTAGAGAAAATTGCTCACGATATTACAATCTCGCTATTACCTAGAGCTCTAGATAGACATAAGCTTCATAACGAATGGCAAGAAGTCGGTGATGACGTAATTGCATTCGCTAAAGATAGCGTTGCTCGTGACTATTTCAGCATTTACTCTTCTGTGTTATTGGGATTACAAGAAGAAGAAAAAAGCAGAAAAGATTTAGGATTGTAAGGCAATAGCGCACTTGATTACTTGCACTAATTAAGTGCGCTTATTTAATTAGATATTTCTTACCTTCTCTATCCGAGACCACTTTATATTTTTTTAATTTGCTTTCTTTCACTTTTAACCATTGATTTCCATGCCACACGTCAATTAAGTTTTCATGTTTTTTATTGAATAGCCTTCTTAGTAGTTTCATTTGTAGTTCCTCCTTTATTCGAAATCATCGATAGTTAATTCTGAAACTCTCTTTTCATAGATGTATAAATAATAATCTTTGATATCTCTATAAATTTTTGCTGCTAGGTTGTATTCACTTTCACTCAAGTCTGAATTAAGTGTCACTCCAAAAATCGATAATGTTAATTTTCTAATATGGTCATGAACATCTTGTACATATGCTTTTTGATGAATTGATTCGAAGCCATGCTGATACTTTTTTAGTGGAATCGGATGATTGAGCTTCCTCAATCTTCCTAGCGACAAATCTTTTGTGAAATCGAGTTTTTTGTTAATTTCTTCTAAATCGTCATTATTGATTCTTACTTTATTAAAAATTGCACCTGAGCTGATTGGTTTCTCGCCTTTTATAGCATTTCTAACTTCTTTCGCTATAATTTCTTTCAACTCTTCTTTGGTTAACGTGATTTGTTCCATAGTGTCCTCCTTTTAAGATGTTTGTTTTTGCTCTGTTGACATTTCGGAAACTATATAAGTAAAAAAAATACCGCACTTATCTTGTGGCAATTCTAAAACTTCAATTACTTTTGCTAAATCGTCAACATTAATTCTAATGTGTCCGTTTTCTTTTTTTGAATAAGTTCCTGGTGTCATTCCTAATTTTTTTGCCATATCAGAAATCGAAATGCCTTTAGCAATGCGTTCAGCTTTCATTCTTTTGACGTTGAACTCATACATTTGCTCACCTCCGTTTTTTGAAGTTAACTCAATATTAAACTCAAGTTTCCTAATTGTCAACAAAAATCTCGAAAAATATTTTTTATTCTTTTAAAATGCTAGTTGTTTCCTATATGGAAAAGTGTTATTATACTATTATAAATAAAACGGAGGTAAATTTGAAATGAGAACTTCAGCAGAAATAGGTAAATTAATCAAACAACTACGAAAAGAGAATAATGTGAATTTAACTGATTTTGCAACTAAGATAGGTGTCAATAAATCTACCTTATCCCGATATGAAAACGGTAGCAGAAAAATACCTATGGAGGATATAGCTGAAATTGCCAATGCATTGAAAGTTACCCCAGAATATTTACTATTAAAAAATAGACAAACAGAAAACGAAGTACAACATCGAGCAGCTCACCTTGAAGGAGAATTGACAGATGATGAATGGCAAAGAGTTTTAGATTATGCAGATTATATAAGAAGTAAACGTAAGTAAAGGATGTATCAGATGGGATTATATGAAGAAACTTTAATACAACATGATTATATTGAAGTAAGAGAGGCTGATGTACTTCCAGATAATTTAGACGGGGTATGGTTAGGAGATTTAATTTTAATAAAGCGTGGTTTATCAGATAGAGAAAAGGCAGGAATTCTCTTCGAAGAATTAGCACATAATAAACTTACATACGGTGATATAGCCGATTACTCGAAATTCAACAATCGCAAGTTCGAAAATTACGCAAGACGACACGGCTTTATCTCAGCTGTACCGCTACGCGAAATTGTAGAAGCTTATAATTATGGCGTACGTAACTTGTATGAGTTGTCTGAGTATCTACAATTAAGCGAAGAATACATATTAGAAGCAATAGAACAATATAAAAAGATATATGGTATTGGAACTCACTATGGCGAGTATTCTATTACATTTGAACCGTTGAGAGTTTATCGATACAAAGAGATATAAAAAAGGAGAAATGTATATGAGGAAAATAATTGGATTATTACTAGTAAGTACTTTAGCTTTAACAGCTTGTGGTGAAAAAGAAAAACCAAAAAAAGAAGAAAATAAAAAGTCTCATACACAAAAACATAAAGATAGCGAACCAAAAAAGCAAAAAGAAAAAACGAAAAAAGTTGAAGATAAAAATCCACCTAGTAATAGCGTACAAAACAATGCAACCAATCAAAGCCAAACACAAAACCCTAATTCAAATAATGCAGTCAATCTTTCTCAATGGGAACAAAATAGAGCTAATGAATTAAAAAGCAATCCAAACTCTAACTATAATCAAAATTGGACTGCAGAAGATCAAGCACAAGCTGAAGCACGAACTAAAGGTTCAGGAATGGCTAATGATACTGGCGAATCAGTTGAAGAAATGATGCGAAGAAGTGAGCAAGCCAACAAAGAAATGGGTCTTGAATAGATATAAATTTTAAAAGCTATATTTTTAAATGCTTGAATATTAAAAAATTAGTTAAAAGGGATGAAAATATGAACATACAAAAATTGAAAGATACCTATATAGAAGGATACAAAACTCAAGCATCTCACTACGATTTTTTAGGAGACGAGATCCAGAATGCTCTCCCTTTAATAAAGTTTGAAAATTATTTAAGTTTTATTTTATTCGACGTCGATAAAGACGTTTTTGATGCTCCAAAATTTTTAGTTATTGTTGACAACTATCAAAATCCTGAAGAAAAAATAATAGTAAGAGAAGAGGATTATAAAAATATAAAAAGATTGTTGATGGAAAGTGAAAAACGAAAAAGATTCGACATTTTTCTCAAGTACTATTATGAAAATTTGACGTCTAAACAAGTTTTCAAAATTGAACCTATTCGTTTAATTTATTCAGGTTCAAATTTAACTATTGAGGGTCAATATGAAGCAGAAAACGACTATAAGAAATGGTCAAATGAAAACAAAAAGTCTCTAGATAATTATAATCACGATAAGGTTAGTCCATATTCACATTTGGATTATGAAGGGTTAATATCAAACTTCGATAGTCCAAAATACAATAGCGACTTCGAATATCAAATGGCACAAGCTGAAGAATGTTATAAACGAAAGTTGTTTTTACCTGCAGCTGCAACATTAAGCGTCGCCTTAGAAACTTTGTTAATGGCTATATGCGATAAAGAAAAAGTTAAGTTAAACAGTAAAGACAGTAGCGACACCATGATGAACTATTTAGGTCAACGATTACTTAGCGAAGGGAAAATAAACTATAGAATGCATAAAAGAATTGATATAACTTATTCTTTAAGAAATTCAGTTTCTCATTCAAATCCTGGCGAAGTTTCAAAAGCGGATTGCCAAATCATACTATCATGCATAAAAGTGTTGATAGATGAACATTATTCGAAATAAAGAGCTCCTTTTCTATTTTTGTCCGAACACTCATCGATTTTATTGAACGTAGTCCTAAAAGCGTTTATATAAGCTTCTTTTGAAGTACAATTATAAGGGTTTGAATATACATCAGTTGTGCATTCCAGATGGAATAAAGCGTCATAAATTATCGCGATTTCAGAATCTGAAAAATTCATAACATCACCTACTTTTTATTTTATTATAACACATTTAGTACCTAGTACTAATTTTCGGGTAGCCCGCCTACCCTTATTAACAACAATCGCCAGAATAATGATAAAATGAATGAAAAAGGTAACTATTCCGGAGGTGGTAATATGGGTAATTACGTAACAAGAGACGAATTCAATAATAGTATGAGAGAGTTCAAAGATGAGATGCGTGCTATGAGAACTGACATGAACAACTACTTGAACAGTATCAGAACAGACATGAACAATAATATGAACAGTTTACGTTCTGAATTGAATACAAACATCAATAATTTACGTATCGAAACGCAAAATTCTATTAGTAAGCTACCAAGTAATTCTGATGTAAAAAATATGTTGCTAGAAAATAATAAAGAATTAGAAAGAGAAGCAAAACAAAACAGGAATACCATTATAAGTTGGACTATTGGTATTATTGGTTTAGGATTCACAATAGCTAAAGGTTTTGGTTGGATATAATTTAATGATTTTTAGGGTAGCCCGTCTACCCTTATTATTTTATCACATTGATTAACAGCGCCTGTGTGGCGATTTAATATAAATAAGGGGAATTAAAAATGCAAATTTTAAGATTTGAAAATAAAAGAAGTAATATTATTTATACAGTTAAAACTCAAAATGGTAACATATTCACCCATTCTTTGTATAAAGACACTCCAACATATAAAATAAGAAAAGTGTTAAAAATATTAGAAGAAAAAATCGATAATCAAGAAAACAAATAGATTTGAGGTGCCTAAAATTAGCCGAATTCCTTTTAGAGTTATTGTAATACTACTCAGCTTTTTGATGATTTTTCTTAATGATTACAATATAATATGGACCACAGGGCCATACTTAATTGGCTATAAAGTTTTAAGGTTTCTTCTTGGTTTAATAATCATATACCAAATAATAAAAATTTTTTTAATTTTTAAAAATAAATAGTATCACACTGATGCAGACAGACCTGACATCCAACTCGTAGATGATAAATATAAAGATTCTTCGTTTAGTGATATTAAAGTAATGGGAAAAGTTGTATTGTGATTAATAGCGCCTGTGTGGCGTGAGGAGGATGAGGGATGGAAAGAAATTCCACCAAAAAAAGTAGCAAAGATAAAATATTAAAAGCTGTAAATAACTTTGAAGAAGTTTGCAATAGCGGAAAATTCAAATTTAAATATTTGGATGACTGGCTTTATACAAAATCAATAATTTTTAAAAATGAAACAACCTTAACTAACCAAAAATACTTTAAAGTGTATCCAAGAGGTACTATTGTATACGCTAAACTAGGTGTTAACATTGGTTCTGAATTCTCAGGGAACCATTTTTGCGTCGTTTTAAATAAAAATGACAACAAACGCAATGAGCTAATTACTATAGTTCCACTTACTTCAAAAGACACCAAATTTTCATTAAAATTACAAGAGAATATAATACTATAAGCTTTAGAAAAAATGAAATCTGACCACAAAACTTTACAATTCGATTTGGATAGAATAAAAGAAATGCACGCAAAATCCGCAAAAGTAAAAAACTTAAATCCAGAAATCGAAAAAGAACTTGATGAGATTGAAAATAATTATATGCAACTTGCAAAAATAATTGAGCGTTACGAAAGGTTTCTAGGCAAACAAGCTTATGCAATTCCATCTCAAGTTACCACTATCAGTAAAAAAAGAATAATCAAACTTAATGATTACGATCCAACTGGCCATATATCTTTCAATGAAGAAACTTTAAAAATTATAGAAGATTTTATGAAAGCTAATATTTTATCATAATTATCTTTACTTTTTATCGTTAATCTATTATAATCAAGATATAAATTTCCGGTAACCAATCCGGCTGGCCAGATGTTAATTCATCTGGTCTTTTTTTATACATTTTCACGGGTAGCCCGCCTACCCTTATTATTTTTTTGCCAATTTTGAGGAGGGAGCATATGAAAACACGTTGTTATGATGGTAAGAAATGGCAATATGAATTTAAGCATGAAGGCAAAAGATACCGTAAGAAAGGTTTTAGAACAAAGAGAGAAGCTAATTCAGCTGGATTGGACAAATTGAATGAGTTAAGAAACGGTTTTAATATAGATAACGGTATAACTCTTGAAGAATACTTCGAAAATTGGATTAAAACTTATAAAGAACCTGTTGTTAAAGAAAATACCTACCGTCATTACAAAAATGCCTTACAACATATACAACAACATAAAATAGGTAAAATGGAGTTATCAAAGATAAATAAACAAGTCTATCAGAAATTCATAAACGACTATTCAAAAGAACACGCTAAAGAGACTATAAGAAAAACAAATGGTGCTATACGCTCAGCTTTAGATGACGCATTATATGATGGGCTTATTTTTAAAAACCCCGCTTATAAAGTTAACTATAAAGCCGGAAAACCTACTAAATCAGAAAAAGAAAAATTCATCTCAGTAACCGAATATGAAATGCTAAAAGAACATGTTAAAAAGAAGAGAACTCGTTCATCATTAGCGCTATTCATAATGATTTGTACAGGTTGTCGTGTCAGTGGTGCAAGAAATATAAAGATAGAGCATATCAACCAAGTGAAAAACACTATATTTATTGACGAACGAAAAACCGATACTTCCCCTAGATATATCAGTATCGCTAAATCTGATATGAAACACATCATGGATGTCATAAGTTCATTTGCTATTAGTTATGATGGTTATATTTTTAAAGAATCCGGTTTTATAATCACTCTACAAGCTATCAATAACGCTTTAAAATCAGCATGTAGAGTTAATAACATACCAATCATTACATCCCACGCTTTAAGACACACTCATTGCTCTTATTTATTAGCAAAAGGTGTATCCATACATTACATTTCAAAAAGATTAGGTCATAAAAATATAGCAATAACTACGTCAGTGTATTCTCATTTATTAGAAGAAAAGTTCAATGAAGAAGACAAAAAAACAATTAGAATTTTAGAAAGTATGTAA